GGGATCTTGAGGCACGCTGTAACTGGCGTGCTTCAAGCTATGTGGCGGGAGATGCAAATGCCACAGCGTTTGAGGAAGGGAAACGTGCAGTAATCCTTCATATTCACAACATGATGAGTGAGGAATAAATGTCAGAACAAGTGGCTGAACAGGTAGCCCAGCCTGATGCTGCGCCGATTGAAACACCGGCAGAGGTAGCACAAGGCGGGTCTGGTAACGACTTCTTGACCATGATACCAGAAGACATCCGTGAACACCCCAGCTTTGGGCCTATCAAGGATGTTGAAAACCTAGCGCGTTCTTATGTTAACGCACAAAGACTTATTGGTTCGGAAAAAATTCCGTTGCCAATTAACCCAACAGATGAAGATCTTGACAACATTTATGGCAGGCTTGGTCGCCCAGAAGCGCCAGATGGTTACGAGATCAAAGCAGACGGCAACGTAATTACAGAAGATGTTGCAAGTCAATACGCTGAGATTGCTCACAAATTACGTCTTACGCCAGATCAGGCGCAGGGCGTTCTTGAGTATTATCGCTCTACTGTGTCCAACTCTGCGGAACAAATGCAGCAGGCGGTGGCAGACCAAGCGTCTAGCACTGAAGCTGAACTGCGTCGTGAGTGGGGCAACAACTACGATGCCAAGCTGAATGCTGCATCTGGTGTTGCGCGTGAGTTTGCTGGCAGTGATGTCTTGGACATGCAGTTGTCAGATGGCACGCTTGTTGGCAATCACCCTGCGTTCATCAAGGCTTTTGCAGCTATGGCAGACTTCAAGTCTACCGTGACTAGCGAAGACAGCATTGATGGTGCGTCAGCAAACTACAACATGACGCCGAAACAAGCACAGGCTGAGATTGACGCAATCATGAATGATAAAAGCCATGCGTATTGGGACAGTAAGAATGTCACTGCACGGCAGAATGCCATCAATCATGTTCAAGAATTAATGAGCATGATCCATGACAGATGAGGAGCGAATTGAACTGCGTTTAGAGTGTCTTAGGATAGCGATTGAATTTGGCACGCAACGTGATATTATGAATCCATCCCACATGGCACAAATGTACTATGATTGGGTGGTACAGGGTAGCGGTGAAAGCCGTCCTGATGACAGCCGGAAAGACGGCGGCTTGACGCCAGCCAAAAAGGCTAGGAGTGTCCGCAAGGGTAGCACACCGCAAATTGCCAAAATGTAACTGTAGTTAGGAGGTAGGCTAATGTCTACACAAGTCACTACGGCATTTGTGCAACAGTATTCTGCAAACGTGCAGATGCTTTCACAGCAGATGGGTTCCCGTTTGCGTGATGCGGTTCGCGTTGAGAATGTTGTTGGTAAAAATGCCTTTATCGACCAGATCGGTTCGGCTACTGCTGCCTTGCGCACCAGCCGCCATGCCGATACTCCCCAGATGGACACGCCCCATGACAGGCGTCGTCTGAGCCTTGCGGACTATGAGTACGCAGATCTCGTTGACGACCAAGACAAGGTGCGGATGCTCATCGATCCGACTTCTTCTTATGCACGCGCTGCTGCCGCAGCAATGGGTCGTGCAATGGATGATGTCATCATCACTGCTGCAACAGGCACTGCAAGTACCGGCGAAACTGGTTCTGGCAGCGCATCGCTTGACGCAACAGCAAACTCGGTTGGTTCCGCATCGTCTAACGATGGCCTGACCCTTGCCAAGCTGCGTGAAGCAAAGCGTAAGATGGATCTCAACGACGTTGATCCGTCCATCCCGCGTTACATTGCAGTAGGCCCGAAACAGATTGAAGATCTTCTTGGCGACACAACAGTCACCAGCAGCGACTTCAACACTGTCAAGGCACTCGTACAAGGTGAACTGGATACTTTCATGGGCTTCCGCTTCATCATGTCCAACCGTCTGTCCGTAGACTCTAACGATATTCGTAAGTGTTTTGCTTGGGCAGAAGATGGTCTGACTCTTGGTATTGGCAAGGACATCAGCGCACGCATTGATGAACGCGCCGACAAGGGATACGCAACTCAAGTCTATTACTGCATGAGCATCGGATCGGTGCGCATGGAGGAAGACAAGGTTGTTCAGATCTTCTGTGACGAAACCCCAGACTAAGAGGAGAGATGAATCATGACGACCAAAAACTCGACTCTTGTAGCTAACTTTGAAGCTTCACCACAGGTCTTCAGTGACTCGCATGAGTTGCATGGCGTCCTGCGTGTGGCACAGGGTTCAATCGCGCTTGCAGCAGGTGACAGCACTGACGATGATATCGTGATGCTGACGCCTTTGCCAACCAACTCATCCATCACCGCCTTGCAGGTGGCGACTGATGCTTTGGGCGGTAGTTGCACGTTCAACGTAGGTTTGTACCAGACAGACGGCACAGTTATAGATGAAGATCTATATGCAACGTCCGTTGCTGATGGCACAACTGCTGTTGCGGATGTCCGCACTGAGGCTGCTGATATTAACACTATTGGTCAGCAGCTTTGGCAAGACGCTGGCGCTAGTAGCGATCCAGGTGGATACTACTATGTAGCTGCAACTTTCAATGCAACTGGTGGCACTGGCGGCGATATGTCGTTCATCATCCACTATGTTGTGAACTAACATAGAGGGGGCGGTGCGCCGCCCCTTCTACTTATTGAGAGGTGTGTGATGCCGTCTGTCGTTGATATCTGTAACGAAGCTATGGATCTGCTCGGTGCAGATACGATTACGTCACTCACTGAAAATTCCAAAGAAGCACGTTTGTGTAACAGGCGGTTTGATACAGTAAGAGATACTGTTTTACGTTCACATAACTGGAACTGTGCTATTTCAAGGGCAACACTTGCACAAGATGCAACTGCGCCATCTTTTGGTTTTACATACCAGTATACGCTGCCAACCAATCCTTTTTGTTTGCGTGTCATTTCCTTCTGGAATGCAGAGGTAAACAATGAAGTGGCGGCTTATAACAGTAATAAGATGTTTAAGATCGAAGGCCGCAAAGTGCTTTCCAACGAAAGTTCATGCAGCATTATTTATGTAGCTAGAGTTACGGATACGGAAACCTTAGATAGCCTTTGTTCAAGCGTCATAGCGCATAGATTGGCTAGTGAAACTGCGTATGCAATCACTGGCAGCAATAGCGTTGCGCAAGCAACATTTCAGTTATACCAGCAACGCCTTAACGAAGCGCGTGGTATGGATGCCGTAGAAGGTTATCCAGAAAGAATCGAAGCTGACGAGTTTGTAGATGTAAGGCTATAACATGGCGCGTGTTTCTACTATTATAACCAACTTTCGCGCCGGAGAGTTTTCGCCCCGTCTTGAAGGTCGTATAGACCTACAGAAATACAATGAGGCGGCAAAAGAACTAACCAACATGGTAAGTTTTCCGCAGGGTGGCATCACACGCCGCCCTGGATCTTACTACGCGGGTGCATCAAAGGATGGCGGCAAAGTCAGGCTGGTAAACTTTGAGTACAGCGACGAACAGGCGTATGTGCTGGAGTTTGGTGCCAACTACATCCGGTTCTTCAAAGATGGCGGCATTCTAACAGAAGCTACCAAAACCATTACGGGAGCAACGGCGGCAAACCCTGTTGTGGTAACGGCAAGTTCTCACGGGTATGACAACGGGGATCGTGTCTTTATCAAAGATGTTGTTGGGATGACCCAACTAAACAATCGTGAATTTACAGTAGCCAACAAAACTACTAACACTTTTGAGTTATCAGGAATTAATGGCAGTGGTTTTACAGCATACAGTAGCGCAGGAACATCTGGTAAAATTGTAGAAGTAACAACCACTTACTCGGTTACAGAAATTTTTGAGTTAAATCATGTGCAGTCTGCTGATGTGCTGTATCTTGCGCACAAAGACCATGAGCCAGCCAAGCTGACACGCACAACGGCTACTAGCTTTACTTTGGCTGATATAGATTTTATCGACGGGCCATACCTAGATGAAAACACAACGACAACCACTATTTATGCGTCAGCTAATACTGGCAGTGGCATTACCATAACGGCGTCTGCAAGTGTGTTTGCATCTGCTGATGTGGGGCGTTTGATCAGGTTGCGTGAGGTTATTGAGGTTCAGCACGACGAATGGGCGGCAAGCACCAGTTACGCGCAAAATGATTTAGTTCGATTTGGCAATAATGTTTATAAAAAAACAGATAGTGGCTCAGATACTTCTGGGTCTTCACCGCCTGTACACCTTTCTGGCTCTGAAACATATGGCGCGATAACTTGGGCATATCAGCATAGCGGTTCTGGTTATTTGCAAATCACAGGCTATACCAGCGCAACAGTTGTAACAGCTACTTTTAAAAATGCCGATGGCGTTTTGCCAGCAAGTGTCGTTGGCAGCGGCACACCGACAACCCGTTGGTCATTAGGCGCGTTTGATGGCGACCAAAAGTTCCCGCGTGCTGTAGCATTTTATGAAGAGCGTCTGTACTTTGCTGGCACCATAGGTCAGCCACAGACCATCTTTGGGTCGGTAAGTGCTGACTTTGAGAACCACACACCAGGCACTAATGATGACGATGCTATTAACATTACTATTGCCTCAGATCGTGTCAATGTAATCAAGCACTTACTGCCAGCGCGGTTTCTTCAGATCCTAACTACAAGTTCTGAGTTTACGCTGTCTGGTGGCACTGGCGCAGAGCCTGTAACGCCTACTAACGTAAACGTCTTGCGTGAGACTACGTTTGGCACATCTAACATTCGGCCAGTGCGTGCTGGCAATAGCACAATCTTGTTGCAGAAGGGTTCTGAACGGGTCAAAGAGATCACGTTTGATCTGGATACTGATGGCTTGCTGGGCGTGGATTTAACTATTCTGGCAGAGCATGTGGCTAGTGGTGGCCTAACAGACATGGTTTGGCAGCAGGAGCCAGAGTTAATTTTGTGGTTTGTGCATAGTGATGGCACCCTTGTAGGGCTTACCTATGACCGCGCTAATGGCGCTGTAGGCTGGCATCAGCATCCGTTAGGCAGTAGTGGTATTGTTGAAAGCATCACGTCAATCCCAAGCGGTGCAGAAGATCAGGTGTATGTTTCTGTAAAGAGGACAATCAACAGTTCTGTTGTGCGCCACATCTGTTATTTGAAGCCCATTGATTTTGGTTCTGATATCGAAGATGCGTTTTTTGTAGATAGTGGCCTTACCTATACTGGCTCTGACACAACAAGCATTACTGGTCTAAATCACCTAGAGGGTGAAACTGTGCAGATACTGGCAGATGGGTCTACACATCCAGATAAAACTGTTTCTGGTGGCGCAATCACTCTTGAGCGTAGTGCTGGCAAAGTGCATGTAGGTTACAATTACAATTCATTTGTTGAAACCTTGCGCTTAGAAGCTGGCGCAGAAGATGGTGTTTCCCAAGGTAAAATTAAAAGAATACATGGTGTTACGGTAAGGTTGCTTAATAGCGTGGGCGTTGAACTTGGCCCCGACACAAATAATCTTGACCGTATACCGTTCCGCGACAGCAGTATGGCAATGGATACAGCCGTGCCTATGTTTACAGGCGATAAAGAAATTTCGTTTCCATCAGGTTACGACAATGATGCGCGGGTGGTGGTACAGCAGTCCCAGCCATTGCCCATGACTATCCTTGCAGTTATGAGGAGGTCAAACACGTTTGATGCTTAGATTTTTGCCGTTTGCTCAAGATCATGTGCAGCATATTAAGTTAATGTTTGATCTTTCTGAGGATGGTCGAAAAGCATTAGTTGAGCATAAAGATATAAGGGGCTACACACTTTTTGAGGAAGATGTTGTGCTTGGAATTGGTGGCGTACACAACATATGGCAGGGCGTAGGTGAAGCGTGGTTGTTGCTAGGCAGGGAAGCGTTTGCGCGGCCCAAGACTGTAGCGCGACATACGGTATATATGTTTGCGCATATGCAGGAAGAGTATGAGTATCAGCGCATTCAAGCAAGCATCGCAGTAAAGGATGTAAAGGCCAAAAGGTTTGCAGAATGGCTTGGTTTTGAAAATGAGGGTATAATGAGGAAATATGGGCCTGATGGCTCAGATTACTATCGTTATGCAAGGGTGATGTGATGAATCCAATGACGATTGCAGCAGGGGCGTCAGCAGCCAGCGCATTCCTTGGGTTCAAGGGCAACCAAGCATCAGCGCGTGCAGCGGAGCAAACAGCAGAATACAACGCAAAGCTGCGTGAAAATGAAGCTGTTTTGTTGCAGCGTGCAAAAATTGACCAAGAGGCTAATCTGCGTCGGTCAAATGACCGCCTCACTGCCTCCCAGACAGTGGCTACGGCAAAGTCTGGCATTGAAATGTCGGGCAGCCCGTATCTTGCTTTGGCCGATAGTTACTTTGCTATGGAGCGTGATGCACTGCGCATCCAATACGCATCTGACATCGAACAAGCCGATGCAATGGCAGAGGCGGCTATGAGCCGCGCCAGTGGCGCAGCGCGTGCATCAGGCTTTAGAACAGCGTCTTATGTAAGTTTGCTAAACGGCGCTAGTGCAGTGGCTGGAATGCAGCAACAACAAGATTTCTTTGCACTGCAAGATCAATACAGACAGAAAACATTATCGAGTTAGACATGCCAAAAATCCCGTTGTACGCACAAGGCCAAGGAACCGCAGTAGAGCTTGCCACAGGGCGGCTTGGGCCTAAAGCGACTAGCGCAGCGTTTGAAGCGCCTGGGCAGGCTGTAGCGCGTGCTGGAGAGGCTTTAGGCAAGGCTGGCACCTCTTACGCTCAAAACGCTATGAGGTTTGAAGACGCGCGTAAAAAACTGGAATTTGATTTCCAGATGAAACAAAAGCAAGAGCAAACTCGGAATTTAATTAAGAAATATGAGGCGGCGGTGTTTGCTCAAAGCCAAGATTATATTTTGAGGAATACTGAATCGGATCCTTTCAAAGCAGCAGAGAATCTTGCAAGAGATATTTACACCCCTTTGACTTCTGAAATAGATACTCTTGATGTAACGGACAGTCAAAAAACGGCAATTAAAGGCGCTGTTTTTAGTAAGTTTGCTTATCAACATGCCGACATAAAAAAGTCTGCGCACAATCTTGGCACTTTGCAAGGTGGGCAAACCACAAACGATAGTCTTGAGGTTGGCCTTACAGAAGCTGGCACTGCATCAGAGGTAAGCGATTTGTTTGGCATTGTGTCGCGTATGAAGCAAGAAATCCGCGAAGGAAACATTGCGGGACAGCGCGGTATTGCTTACTCCGAAAAAACCATACAGAAAGAGGCGTATCTGCGTTTTTTTTCTAACGGCATAGCTAACTCTGACAGTTTTACAACCTTGCAAAAACAACGCGACTTAATTGACTCGGTGCCAGACATGGCAGAGTCCACCAAAAAGACGCTTGAGGGTTTGATCTCTGGCAGAGAGGCTGACATTAAGGCGGGCATACAAGACAACATTCTCGGCACGTTGCTGACCGCTAATCTTACAGCGGAAGAAGCAGAAGCGGCTTTGCAACAGTTGCGCACCGAAGGCAGTCAAATGATTACGATTGCGCGTGCCGATGGCGAAGACGACATCATCATCGACTACGCTGGTGCCGGTAACAAATTTCTTACAGGTGTAGCTAGCAAGTTTGAGCAGCAGTACAAAACGCTGCAAGCGCAAGCTAACAAGGATCTCGTTGATGAGATTTATCCAACTATTGCTGAGATGGATCGTGAAGATTTGACCACACTAAAAAGTGAAGCCGAAACTTTAACCGGCAGGTTTTCTGGCGCAGATCGCACGGTAGCACAAATCTTGCTGGGTGATGTAACAAGGCGTCTTGATGTCATGGACGCAGAACTTTCTGCGGGAATAAAGGCAGACACTGACGCAATCGAAAGAAAGATAGTCAGTGGCGGCGGTGTGATTGATGAGTCAACGCAAAGTATGATTGATAGCGTTGATACAAGGTTGCAGCTACTTAGCCCAGAAAATGACGTTCCTCGACAGGCATTTAACGAGACAATGGATGGCCTGAGACAAGCTGGCGTTTTGTATTCATCTGTGAAGTATGGCAGCCCAGCCGACCTTGCCGCAGTAAGAAGATCAATTAAGGATGAAATGAGTGCCGCTGATACGCCAGAGGCAGTGCGGATAATTGAAACAAAGCGCAAGCATTTTGAAGCTATGGTGGACGCAAGAGCATCGCAGCTTGCAAGCGACCCTGTGAAGTTTATACAAGAAGATCGCGCAGACCAAAATTTGGAAGCAGCCAGCACTGCACAACTTATTGATTTGCAACGCAAAATGGGCATTGCTGATGTAGACATTCGTGTTGCATCTAACGATCAAATTGATGCTTTCCAGGGGCAGTTCAAAGACCCTAGCTTGTCTTACAATGACAAATCTAAGTTGGGCATATCGTTCATTACATCGTTTGGCGTTGAGAACGAAGGCCGCGTCATGCGCAACCTTATGAGCCAAGGCGTCCTGACGCTGGCTGATACATGGATTATTGCCAACCCCGGCAACGCTGGTGGCTTTGATATTGAGGCTGCAAACCGTCCCGGCATTGTGAAAGAACTGAAGGCTGCTATCGGCACCTCTAGATACAATGAAATTATGCAAGAGGTCATGGTTCAGAACGCTGAGTATTCCGGCAGCATTGTGGGTGGTGCCTCTGATACCTTTATGTCTCGCGGTGCTACTGGCTCTCGCATGCTGCATGTGACAGCTATGAATACCATGATCCAAAACACCGCTGCTTACTACATGAGTACAGGTGAAGAAGACGTATCTGCGGCAGTTGAAAGGGCAGTCAATACTGTTGTGAACACTCAATTTGCTTTTGATGAGGTCAATGGCAAACCGTTTAGAATGCTCAAAGGATTAGAGGGCGTGGCATCTGAGGTTGGAGATGTTTTACAATTTTTTGTAGACGACGATCAAATCAGAAGCCAAATCGTTGGGTTCGCCGAAATACCGCCAACTGGCGACCCTAGCATTGATGGCAAACAAAAATACAAAGAGGATTTAGCTAATGCGTATTGGGTGACGACATCAGATCACAAAAGCGTGTACTTAGTTGATCAGACCGGCAACATGGTAAAGCGTCGGATTGACCCCGGCCCAACAGCCATCTCGCCTTCTGAGGCGTTTGTCACAGTCAAGTTGTCTGATTTGGTGCCTGTTATCAAAAGTATTGAAAGCGTTACTAATTTGCTTGGCGGGACACAACATAAAGATAAGGGCATTATGAGAAGGGCGTTTAAGTAGTGGTAGACTTCTACGTTCCAGAACAACAGTACGACCAAAGTGCTTTCGATAGCTATTTCGACATATCGAAGGCCGGCACCCTTGATGTGCTTGGCGCTACGCTGGACGAGACGCTGTACTACAACCCTCTCAGCGCACTTAATCGCACGTTTGACCAGTATTTAGGGCCAGGTGCCAACGGCAAGCGTCTATCTACTGACGAGTATCGTGATAGCCAATACTACCGTGAAGGCATTGAGGTAGATGAAAACGGCATCACTGAAGGCTTGGCTAAATTATTTGCAGAACGCCATGATCGTCGCGCTAACTTTAGGTTTACGTTGAATAGATCACGCGGAGGCTTTGGCCTCGGCGCAGCGCAGTTTGGCACTATGTTGGCTGGCTCTGTGCTTGACCCTCTCAATATTGCGTCAGCCTTTATACCGGCTGTTGGTCAGGCGCGTATGGCGACTATGGCAGCTAGATTTGGCAAAAGCGGAAGCAGATTGATGGCCGGCGCCATAGACGGCGCTGTAGGCGCGGTTGCGATTGAGCCATTTGTTATTGGTCAGGCGTATCTTGAGCAAGATGCTGACTACGGCCTGATGGACAGTTTCTTAAATGTCACTTTCGGATCTATTCTGGGTGGCGGATTGCATGTCGGCTTTGGCAAGATTTCGGATCGAATTGAAAAAAGCGCAGTCAGCCAAGAGGCTTTGGCGCGTGCAGTAGCGCAAGCAGTGACTGACCAACCTATTACGGCAGGTCGCCTAGTTGAGCAGCAAGAAGCCGCGCTAGACGCAGACATCATCGCTAAGGCAAACGAAAGGCTGGCAAAAGATCGAACTGTTAGGGCGGTAGAGCGTAGGTTTGACCCTAAGACTGGAGACATGATTGAGGAGTCGGTAACTCGCGTAGAGGAGCCGCCTACACAGGCACGCCGTAAGGGCAAGTCTCGTCCACCGCAACTGCGTGTGAAAGAGCCTAAAACGCTTATACAATGGATTAGGGCCAATGGCGGGATAGACCCAGAAAGTCAGGGTGCCACTGATCTCAAAGAAGTAATACCTGCGGCAAAAGCTGGCAAGTTTTATGTAAGCGCCGCAAAAGGCGGCAAATCTGTAGATGATATGCTCACGGCTGCGCGTGAGGAAGGTTATCTGCCATCAGAAATTGAGGGTGTGCCTGACGAAATCGGCATCAATGATCTGATTGACGCTGTGCGCGAAGATAAAGCTGGCAACAAACAATATTCTGCGGCAGATCAGGAAGCCGTAGATGAGTTTCGTGCAGCGCAAGAAACCATAGATTTTTTAGATCGTCGCGGTATTGACCCTACTGGCATGACAGATCAAGAACTTGATCGTGTTATAGCAGATAGCGAGTTGCTTGAGTATAACCAGAACGCAAGCGTTGGTGAGGTGAGGCGTGACGTTGAGCCGTCTTCACTAGAAGGTTCACCGCTTACACAACAAGAGTCCCTAAACGCTCAGAATGAGGCGCAGATCCAAAACTACAATCTTGGCGTTGATGCTGACCAAAAAGCCAAACTAGACGAGATGGATGAAGCTGGCATGGATCTTACGATCCAAGAGTTTCAAGAAACGGTAGATGAGATTGCGTTGCTTGAGCAAGATATTGAAACATTGCGTGCTGACATAGACATCCCCGCTGACATGGATGAGGACATTAGAATTGCAGATGAGGCCATGCGCCGCGCATCAGACTATATGGAAGAGGCAGCAAGAACAGCAGCAGTCTGCGTCAATAGAAATGGCAGAGGTGTGGCATGAGCATTAAAGTTTGCGCGGCAGAACTACGCAAGATTGCCCAAGATAAAGATATCGCAGTTGCGCAGGATGAGATTGATTCCATTCTCAAGATTATGCAGGACAAGATTGATCGTCGTGGCGGTGTTTACGGCGATAGTGAACTTGGCGAACTTATTAAAGAAGCGAAAGATCTTGCGCAAAGGGCAAAGATTGAAGCCGCAATACAGAAGCGCAACCGCCTCATTAACGCTCGTGCTTACGCTACCGTTATGACTGCGCTACGTCAGGAGCCTAATGATCCCGGCAAGGCTTTGTCTGCCATACTGGTGGGTGACGCTAGGCGTGGGCTGTACAGCGTAGATGCAAAACAGCGTTCTATCTTCCTTGACCACAGCGGTGCTTTGGTAGCTGAGTTGAAGCGCAACGATTTGTTAGACATCTTCCGCTCTAACGAACTTGACGAAAAGATCTATCAAGAAATGTTTGACGGCCTCGGCACCAGTGGCAGCGTAGAGGCAAGGCAGATTGCCGAAGCTATCAAGAAAGTGCAAAAGCGGCTGCTTGATCGTAAGAACCGCAACGGCGCTAACATTGGTGAGTTAGAAAACTATGTAGTGCGTCAGCACCATGATCCTTTGTTGATACGCGGCAAAGGCACAGAAGAAGACAAGCAAGAGTGGATTACTTTTGTGTCTGAGAATATGGACATCGAAAAAACATTGGCTAACAAGCCCGATGACATGACAGAGGTAGAGTTTCTTGGCTCTATGTATGACAATCTCGTCAGCGGGAATCACATGAAAGCTGATGGCGTTGGTGGTGTTGGGGGTGCGCAGCCAGAGTTTAAGGGGCCGATGAACCTTGCCAAGCGCCTTAGTGCGCAGCGTATCATTCATTTCAAAAACGGTCAGTCTGCACTGGCGTATGCTAACAAATACAGCCGCATGAAGCTGTCAGAAGCTGTGTATCAAGGCATCTCGCATGATGCACAGGCTATTGGCTTGCTTGAGACTTTTGGCACGAACCCCAAGGCAATGTTTGACAAGATTGTGTCAGAGATTAAGCCAAAGGGAGTGGCAAAGCCTATCAAGGAGGGCAGGTTGCGCAACCAGTTTGCAGAACTGGACGGCACTACTCGCGCGTTAGGTGCCACTCAGCCCATCCTCAACACCAGCGTTACTTACGCTGGCATTGCTGCTGGCTTTCGCATGGTGCAATCTATGGCAAAGCTAGGATTTGCTACTATTTCGTCGTTTTCTGACATTGCGACTAAGGCAGCATTTATCAACGCCAACACGCAGCGCAACGTCTTTGGCTCTTACGCTGTGGCTTTGCGTGATACGTTCCGCATGTTCAACAGCGATCAACAGAAAGAACTGGCCTACCTGCTTAGTGTGGGTGTCGAAAACGAGTTAGCTGACGTTCATGCTAGGTTTGGCGCTAACGATAGCGGCCCCGGCATGATATCCAAAGCACACCAGTTGTATTTTAAATTGAACGGCATGCAGTGGTGGAACAGCACCCAAAAGGTTGGCATTGCTCGTATGCTTTCGGCTGATCTTGCCAACTACTCAGGAAAAGCCTTTGACCAAATACCTGCGGAAACCCGCAGACTGCTTAGTCTGTATAACATAAATGAAGCTGAATGGTCGTTGTTCCGTGGCATGGACATGAAAGCTGTTGATGGCCGCAACTATTTGGTGCCGGACATTGCTGATGAGATCCCTGTTGAAAAGATTGACCCTTTGATTGCAGAGCGTACAGGTCAGCTTGATGTAACTGATAAGATGCGTCAGCAGTTTCGGGATGATCTGCGTAGCAGGATTGCAGCATATTATGCAGACAGTGCGGATGTAGCGATTCCAACGCCGGGTGCTAGAGAACGTGCGATTATGAACCAAGGGTTGCCACGCGGCACAATAGCTGGTGAGGCAATTCGTATGATTATGCAGCTCAAAGGTTTCCCAATTACCTATGTGACCAAGGGATTGGGCCGACAAAAAGCTATGTCAGGTTATTATGGCATTGCCAAAATGATGGTAGGCACCACGATGATGGGCTACTTATCTGTGTCTCTCAAAGACATTCTTAAAGGCAAAGAGCCTATGGAGGTTTTCAGCGACGACTACACTCTGAACAAGGATCTTTTGTTCCGTGCGTTTACGCAGGGTGGCGGCGCTGGCATCTACGGTGATTTTATTTTTGGCGAGTTTAACAGGTACGGGCAAGGCCCACTGGAAACGCTTGCTGGCCCAACTTTCGGAACAGCGGCAGATGTACTTAAAATATACGGCAAATTTAGAAGCGGTGACGATGCCGCGGCTGAAACTGTGCGTTTGGCTTTCCGCAACATACCCGGCGCAAACCTATTCTATGCCAAACTGGCTATAGACTATTTGTTTATGTACGAACTTACAGAGTTCGCAAACCCAGGTTACTTCAAGCGCTTGGAACGCCGCATGAAAAAAGACACTGGGCAGGAGTTTTACTTTCCGCCATCGCAGTATGTACGATAGTGTGAAAATAGGGTATAAATACCTCAAGGAGCAAGGGCATGACGGTTAGCAGCACCACTACAAAAAGTTCGCATTCGGGAAATGGTGTTCTCGACACCTTTGCCTATGCCTTCAAAATCTTTGCAGACGATGACTTGGTTGTTATCATCCGCACCAACTCTACTGGTGCTGAAGCCACTAAGACAAAGACAACGCATTATACGGTTACAGGTGTTGGCAGCGCGTCTGGTGGCAACGTCGTATTTACCAGCGGCAACATTCCGGCGTCAGGCGAAACTGTTGTTATCAAAAGAAATTTAACCCTTACGCAAGCTACCGATTATGTAGCCAATGACCCGTTCCCTGCCGATAGTCACGAAGATGCGCTTGATCGTTTGACCATGATTGCGCAACAGCAACAAGAGGTGTTTGACCGTGCTGTTGTTTTGCCGGAGACAGATACGGCGTCAACAACAATTCCAGACTCTGTAACCCGTGCTAGCAAATATCTGGCTTTCAATTCTAGTGGCGATTTTATAGCGGCGGCAGGAACGGCTGATGTAACGCCCATTAGTTCTGCGATGGAACCAGTAGTAGAAGCATCTACTTTAGCGGCTGGGCGAACCGCATTGTTAAGCGGCACAAACTTGTCAGTGAACACGTCCAACACTATTACCACAACTAACACCAACGGCGACTTAACTTTGACGCCTAACGGCACTGGAACCGTGATTGTCAGCACTGACCTAGATGTCGATAACATTAATATCAATGCCAATACTATCAGCAGCACTAACACCAACGGCGATATAACGCTAGACCCCAACGGCACTGGCAATGTTGCGATCGCAGGACCAATTACTTGTGGTTATATTGCGTCAACCATATCTGACCACACCAACCTTACACTTATATCTACAAACGCAGATGCAGCCGCTGGACCTAGAATGGAGTTTAAAAGAAACTCTGCTAGTCCAGCCGATTCAGATGTTTGTGGCGAAATCTCATTTCAGGCCAAAAATGATGCTGATGAATATGTAGTGATCAATAATATCAAAGCCTCTATTGCCGATGTAACTGACGGCACAGAAGATGGCTTACTTAAAATACGCACAATGCAAAACGGCACGATGGTTGAGTCAATAAGTATGTACGATTACCAAACAGTCTTCAATGGCGATGGTAAAGACATAGACTTCCGTATCGACGGCAGCAATGCAATCGGCACCCACGTTTTCTTTATGCAAGCAAGTGATGGCCATATCGGAATACAAACCGACACGCCGCAGCATCCGTTAGATGTGCGTGCAAGTTTTGACGGTTATATGATGCAGATTTTTAACGATGGCAATCATGTTAACCGCTATGGTTTGAAAATACAATGTGGCGCAGATAGTGGCAACCAAGTATTTGCAGCCTTTGAGGATGGTGACGGCAATTCTCATGGTAGCATACAAGGTTCTAGCGGCACAGTTTCATACAATACATTTACGGCTGGCCACCCCGCTACCTTGCCATCAAGCGATACTGCTGCGGGATATCCCTACGGCACACTGGTTGAAACAGTAGGCATTTCATATGCTACTAATTCAAGTGGTGACGCCCTTCGTAGCGCAATTATTTACAACGTACAGAAATCATCCTCTGCAAATAGTAAGTCTGTCTTGGGGGCTTACGCATCAAAAGACAATGTAAACGACGGTCAGCATATCATTTATGTGCTGGGCGACGGCCACATCCTTTGCAACAACTCCGGTGGTAACATTGCAGTCGGTGACGGTATATGCACATCCGCAACGGCTGGCATTGGCCAAAAGGCAACTGCAAGTCCAAGTATGATCATCGGTATCGCGCAAGAAGCTGTGACCTTCGCCAGCGGCAGCGAAACAAAGTTGGTTGCAGTGCAGTATGGCCTGCAACAATTTACTCCTTGGTCTTAAAATAGCCGGTTAGATAAACTATGACTGTTAGTGCAGGCTCTGCAACGTACAAACTTTACACGGGCGACGGCAGCACGCATGTTTTTGCTTACACGTTTCGTATTTTTAAAGAGACAGAACTACTTGTTTTAATTAGAAATAATACAACCGGCGCTATACATATAGCAACAGACAATGCGCGTAGCGGCAGCTATGATCCTGACACGCATGTCGGTGGCCAAGGTTTGAATACAGCTTATATTCTGTCTGGCGTAGATTCGGCTAGTGGCGGCAATGTAACATTCAAGTACGATACGGGCAGCCCATCAGACGCGCATTATAGTGGCACAGATTACAGGCCGCAATCTGGTGAAAGCGTCATTATTATCAGGTTGCCAACGGTAAGCCAGGAAACAGATTATGTAGTGGGCGGTGCCTTTCCTGCCGAGTCGCATGAAGATGCACTTGATAAGCTGACATTCCATGTGCAACGTTTAGAAGACAAGGTAAACAAAAGCATTCAAAGGTCAGAGGCCGACACTGGCGTTGTTGGTAGCAGCATAGATAAATCTTTATCAGTATTGCCTGACCACGCTACCCTAAAGGGCAAAGTTCTATCCTTTAATTCAAGCACTGGGGCAACAGAGGCAACTATAAGTGCAGCGGATGTCACGTTGCTAACAAGTTCTCAAACATTAACAAACAAAAGTTTATCAGCACCCATTCTTAGCGGCTCTTCCAGTTCGGCTGGATCTATCCTGTTTAAAGAAGACACAGACAACGGCACTAATGCAGTTACATTAATTGGGCCAGCGTCTACAGCAGACATTACAATAACGCTGCCAGCTAACGCAGGCACTATTGCCTTAACGTCTGACATACCTACAAGCGGCATATCTAGTGGCAATATTGCAACATTTACAAGTGGTGTAGTTGACGATGATTTCCTGCGCATAAATGGCACTGCTGTAGAAGGCCGATCAGCGTCTGAGGTTTTATCAGATATTGGCGCACAGGCTAGTTTGACCTTTGGCATTGGTGATGCGAATGCTGTCAAAATTGACAGTGCTTCAGTAGCAGATGATGAGTATGCACGCTTTACATCCAGCGGTTTGGAAAGCCGATCAACATCAGAGGTTCTGTCTGACATTGGCGCTATAAGCACGTCAAGCACTGACACTCTTACAAATAAAACGCTAACCAGTGCAGTGTTGAACGACACTATTTCCGGCACCAGCATCAAAGATGAAGACAACATGGCGTCTGACAGCGCCAGTCATTTGGCCACACAACAGTCCATTAAGGCTTATGTAGATACGCAGGTAGCTACCGTACCAACAGGCGATATAACTGCTGTTACGGCTGGCACAGGGCTGTCTGGCGGCGGTTCTTCTGGTGATGTTACGCTTAATGTTGACACTGGTATATCAAACGGCCAGATAGCGGCCTTTACCAGCGGTGCTGTAGACAACGATTTCCTCAGAATAGATGGCACAGCCATCGAAGGCCGCTCTGCTTCTGAAGTGCTGTCTGACATAGCGGCTATGCCATTGGCTGGTGGCACGTTTACAGGCGATGTTACGCTCTTGTCTACGGATGCGGGTGCTGGCACTAGCCCTATTATTAAGTTGCACCGCCAAAGTGTAAGCCCCGCCGATGGTGACAACATAGGATCAGTTCAATACATTGCTAGAAATGACGCTGACGAGGACATTGTTTATGGGGAGATACGGGGAGATGCCGCAGATGTAAGTGATGGCACAGAAGACGGCAAAATATTTGTGTACATCAAAGATGGCGGGTCAGACCGTTTGGTCACAGAGTTTACATCCTATGGCGTTCAGTTTCACGAAAACGTAAACATTCAAAGTGGTAAAACTTTACGATTTGAAGGTGCAACCGCAGACGATTACGAAATTACTTTGACTGTGGCTGACCCGCAGGATAGCGACAAGACCATCACCCTACCGGATGCTACTGGCACGGTCCTCCTGACTGACGGTAGCGGCGCAAGTCTTACATCACTGAACGCTTCTGAATTAGGCAGCGGCACCGTCCCTAACGCCAGACTGGACGCACAGCTTCAAGATGTAGCTGGCCTCGCTGTGACAGACGGCAACTTTATTGTGGGTGATGGCAGTAACTTTGTTGCAGAGTCCGGTGCTACTGCCAGAACAAGTCTGGGGCTTGGTACTTCAGCGGTGTTGGACACGGGCATTTCCAATACCAATGTCCCTAAGTTTACGTCCGGCGTTGCAGACGATGACTTCTTACGAGTAAACGGAACAGATATCGAAGGTCGTTCTGCTTCGGAAGTCCTGTCTGACATAGCGGCCATGCCACTTGCTGGTGGCACGTTTACTGGCGATGTATCGCTAGAGTCAACGGATGCTGGTGATGCAGATGGCCCTATACTCACCCTTTTCCGCAACAGCGCCTCCCCTGCGGACAACGATGACTTGGGACGGATTAGTTTTACAGGCAAAAATGATGCAGGGGAGTCTCTGTCTTACGCTTTTATTCGCTCAGAAATAGCTGATGCTAGTGACGGCACCGAGGAC